TCACTTACAACTAGACTTGGAACGGCAGAGACAAATAGAGGTTCTGCTGTTTCAACACAGGCATCTTCAGCAGCATCAGCAGAGGCTTCAATTAATGTGAAGGTTTCAACGCTTGAATCAGCAGAAGACAAAAGACACGTTAGAATTGATTTCACAAACGAGACGTCTATCACGATTGCTAACTCTGACCTTCCTGCTGGATTTGTAGCAGGCAATGGAATGGTTCAGATTTTTCAAGACATGGGATCGGACACATATCGTCACCTTGTTGCACCAGCAACAGTTAACCCAAGCACAGGTGCCATGACATTTGATCTTGGTACATCAGCCAAGTCTGGTTTCGCAGTTTTCTACTCCTTTGCAGGAGATGAGACAACTGTTACGGAAAAGCAGACTAACCCATCAATGTACATTAGTGGTTTTGATGGTTCGGGACTTTCAGATGATAACGGTGGTTCTTCGAGTGTTACGTTTACTATTACGGGTGTAGGTTCAGAGGCAAACGCCAAGAAGTTTTATAATCTTCTAGAACCACACGCTATGTATTCAGGAAACTTTGGTGGCTATTACTATTCAAGCACTAGTGACTTAACAACATCTTGGAACGCTGGTTACACACAGGTGACTTTCTCTTGGACTAATAAGCAGTTGCCGACTTCGACTTCTGGTTACCAATACATTTATTTTGCTTGGGGTCATCAGCAAGTTCAATATGCGGCTATGGTTTGGCAGATTGGTGTTGATTATACCACTAAGGCATTACGTTCTGATTTCGCTCTTGGAGAAATTGGACTTACTGGAGATTATTTTGTGTCTCCACCTTATGCTATAGCTTCTGATGGTTTCTCATCATACACTAACTTGAACACTTGGGCTACAGGCACGCAAGGTTCTTCAGTGAGAACTTTCCGAGGACCAAAGTGGACCTTTGTTGCTAAGGAAAGCCTTTATGATGGTAACGCTAGAAATAATCCACAGACAACTGGTGAGAGTTACACAAAGGGTCACATTAGATTTACATCTGGTGGTAGTGATCGCTACATGTTCACTTATGGATATAATCTCGCAGCGAGTCATAGACTCTACAGTGAGATTACTTCTGGTGCAAGTTCTTACAGTATATCCAATAGAAACTATGTTCGAATGGATGGTCCTAAGTCAAACGGCGATGGTGTCTTCAGCTTAGGTTATTATGGTAAGGATACATCAGGAACAATCTACAACACGAACGCTATTCAGCCTGATGCAGACACAAGTGTTTCAATCTATTTTCCTGCTGGCGAGGCTACTACGATTATGGGCGGCACTCAGTCCACCCATGCCGATGCTCAGTACGATTTAAAGATCGTTATCGCAATGGATGATAGAACTGCAAGTAACATGACCATGACAGTGTTTAGATCTGATTCAAGTCTTTCTTCGCCTTCTTGGACGCAAGTAGACAGAATGTATTACTCAGGTCACAACCCATCATAATAAAAAATTATTATGAATAAAAATTCAGATTTATCTGATACATAACTTTAGGGGGGTGCTTCGGTACCCCCCATCTTTAGTGTTTTTTACATTTATAGGAGGATAAAAACACATGAGTAGAATTAATATTATCAACGCTTCTGCTAAAGATTTCGCTATCGAAGCAGTTGCGAGTCTTCCAGCAGGCACAAGCCACGAAGACGGTCGAATTGTAAAATTCGTAGATAGTGGTTCGGTCAAGTTTTATATTTGGCATGCATCCACAACAACATGGGTAGAGTTTGCAAATAACGCTTCCCTTGCGTCACTTGAGACAAGACTTTCAACAGAAGAGTCTTCTCAGGACGTTTCAGCGGCGTCACTTCAGACGATTGACGGTTCACTTCAAACAAGAATCTCGTCAGAAGAGGTTGCACGTTCACAGGCAGTTTCATCAGAGGCTTCATCAAGAACTTCTGCTGACACTTCTCTTACAACAAGACTTTCCTCAGAAGAGGTTGCTCGCTCACAGGCTGTTTCCTCGGAAGCATCTGCGAGACTTTCTGCTGATACATCACTCAACACTAGAGTCTCAACAGAGTCTTCAGTTAGAGCATCAGCAGTAACATCAGAAGAGACAAGAGCGCAGGCTGCTGAAACTTCTCTTTCAACGAGAATCTCGACAGAAGAAGTTGCTCGTGCAGCAGGTGACACATCCTTGACAACGAGAGTTTCCAACGAAGAATCTAATCAGGCTTCTGCGGCAGCATCTCTTAGCACATCAATCTCTTCGGAGGTTTCTTCAAGAGCTTCTGCCGACTCATCACTTGAGACACTTATCTCAGTAGAAGAAAGCAGAATTGATGCTATTCTTGACTCAGCAGACGCTGATAAGGACACATTTGTAGAAATCGTTTCATTGATTAATGCTGTTGACTCAGCAAATGACTCTGGTCTTGCATCAGCAGTTGTTTCAATGAGCACAAGCGTTTCTTCAGAAGTTTCTTCAAGAACTTCAGGTGACACCTCTTTGACAACAAGATTGTCAACAGAAGAGTCCGTAAGACTTGCTAAGGACAACTCACTTCAGACGAGACTCTCCACAGAGGAAGATGCTCGTGCAGCAGGTGACACATCTTTGACAACAAGAATCTCTTCAGAGGAATCTGCAAGAGCTTCCGCAGATGCTTCTCTTAGCACATCTCTTTCATCAGAGGTTTCTTCTAGAACATCAGCAGACCTTTCTCTTACAACAAGAGTATCCGAAGAAGAGTCTACACAGGCTTCTCAGGCGACATCTCTTACAACAAGAGTTTCAAACGAAGAATCAGCGCAGCTTTCAGCAGCAACATCTTTGAATGCAAAGATTTCTTCTGAATCTTCTGCAAGAGCTTCAGCTATCACATCACTTGAGACAGCTAACTCTGCATCTATCTCTTCAGAGGTTTCTTCAAGAACCTCTGCTGACACTTCACTTACAACAAGAGTTTCAAGTGAAGAGGATTCAAGAGCATCAGGTGACTCAACACTTTCAACGAACATTTCTTCAGAGGCTTCTTCAAGAGCTTCTGCTGATACATCGTTGACAACGAGACTTTCAACAGAGGAGTCTGTAAGACTTGCTGCTGACGGTTCACTTTCAACAAGAATCTCTTCAGAGGAATCTGCAAGAGCTTCTGCTGACTCATCTCTCAATGTTAAGTTCTCAAATGAGGCTTCAACAGAAAGAGCAAGAGTTGATGCTATTCTTGCATCAGCAGATAGTGACAAAGACTCATTCGCAGAAATCGTTTCACTCATCAACTCAGTTGATGCTACAAACGACTCTCAGGTTCTTTCACACGTAACCTCAATCAATGCTAGAGTTTCTTCAGAAACATCTTCAAGAACTTCAGCAGACACTTCTCTTACAACAAGAGTATCTCAGGAAGAGGTTGCTCGTTCAGCAGCAGTTTCATCTGAGGCTTCAAGAGCAGCTTCAGCAGAAACTTCACTCAATGCGAAGGTTTCTTCACTTGAGTTAAGAGAGAACAACAGACACAACAAGATTTCGTTCACAAGTGTTACATCACTTGTTGTTGACGGCGCTTCATTCCCAAGTGGTTTTGATCCATCAACATCGGGCTTTATTCAGTTGTTCAAGTTGAATGGTTCTGTTTTGGAAGCGATGATTGCTCCAATTTCTATTGACAACTCAACAGGTGATGTTACATTCACTTTTGAAGAGTCTACATCGGGCGTGGCAGTGTTCTACACATTCGCAGATGATGAAGGAACAGTAACAGTCTAATTTGCTTCTTAGCAAGTAGAACTGCAAAAACTGAATAGTTTTAAGGGGGTCTTCGGACCCCCTTTTTTTTTATTATTTCAAAACTGGCGTTTTACGCTCTATAGGACTATTTATTACTGAAAAACTTTGACTTTTTCTTATTAAACACACGAAAGTGAGGAGAACGACTAAATGTCTAATTTACTCGAACAGGCTCTTGTTGACGCTAAGGCTCTTAAGGATGCAGCGATCAAGAGCGCAGAAAACGAATTATTAGAGAAATATGCTGACGAAATGCGTTCAGCAGTTTCCAGACTTCTTGAAAAAGAAGAAGAATCACTCAATGAAGAAATGGCAATTTCACCAGAGATGGCTAGTCCAGCTTTCGCTGACGGTGAAAGACTTTGCCCTTGCCCTGAAGAAGATGAGCCACAGGAGATTGACTTTGCTCAGCTAAGAGCAGCAATCGAGGCAGAGGAAGAAGAAGCAGGAATGGACATGGGAATGTCTTCAGACGAGCCTGCGTTAGAGCCAGAAGAGGACGAACTCGAACTTCAGGAAGATGAAGAAGTTGAAATTAATCTTGGCGAAGAATTAGAAATCGTCGAAGAAGATGAAGAAATTAATCTCGAAGCCCTTGAGATTGATCATGAGCCAGAGCGACAAGATATTATTTCTATCCCTTTGGAAGAAGTAGAAGAGGTAGAAGAAGTTGCGTTAACTCTTGACGAAGAGGAAACAGAGCAAGTTCAGACCCCTACTCTTACCGAGGAAGAAGAAATGATTCAAACTCTTACAGCCCGTAACACGGAGTTAGAAGAGGAAGTTGCTCAGCTTCAGAAGCAAGCACAGGGCTTTGATGTCCGACAGCAGAGATATCGATCTGCTATCGACAAAATTACACAGCGACTTGCGGAAGTTAATCTTTCCAATGCCAAGTTGCTTTACACGAATCGCATTCTAAATAATGCCTCTTTGAATGAGCGACAAAAATCAGAAATTGTCGAGTCCATTACGGGTGCTGGTTCGGTTGATGAAGCGAAAACAATTTTCGAGACACTTCAAAACACAGTGTTGAGTAGCGAAACCCCTAAGAGGTCAGCACCAAATACATTGAGTGAAGCAGTAAAGAGAAGCGTTTCGCCATTTGCGTCTCGGAATGCAGTTGCTACTCCAAGACAAACCGATTCATTCTCAGAGAGAATGAGAAAATTAGCAGGAATTAATAGTTCCAAATAAATAAAGACAAATAAATTCATTCGGAGGTAATATACAAAATGTCTATTTTACAAAATCTTACAGAAGGGATCGTTAATCGTGACCTCTCTAGGGAAGGTGAGGCTATTCTCAATAAGTGGGAAAAGACTGGTCTTCTTGAGGGTCTTGACGGCGATTTCCACAGAAATCAAATGGCTGTTCTCCTTGAGAACCAAGCCAAAGAGCTTCTTCGTGAAGCAAACACAATGGCTGGTGGCGACGTAGAAGGCTTCGCTGCTGTAGCTTTCCCAATCGTTCGTCGTGTATTCGGCGGTCTTTTGGCTCAGAAACTTGTTTCAGTTCAGCCAATGAGCTTACCAAGCGGTCTTATTTTCTTCATGGACTTCGTGAAGCAGGGTCCAAACACAGACGGTGCTTATGCGGCTGGCAGTCTTCGTGACGGACTTCACGTTTCCAATGACACTGGAACGGCTGGTGCCCCTGGTGGCGGCGTTCTTTCTGATCCATCTGTTTATGGTGGTCAGGTTGTTGCTCAAGGTCTTCTTGGCGGTGCGCAACTTGATCCAGAAGCTCGTGGTGACGGCGCTCAGACACCTCAGTTCCAAGACCTTATCCAAGGTCACTCATTTGCTCGTGGTGCTACACCAGCAGCCACATTAACCGTCGCTGCTGATGCTATTAGCTTAGCTGGTGGCATTACAGACGCTCAAGCTAAATTGATTCAGTTTGATCCAGACTTGATGGCTAGAACCGCAGGTGAAGTTGTTATTGTCCGTCAGACAATCGCAAACCTCGAAGCACTTAACGCAGCAGGCACACACCCACTTAACACACCAGGAGGTTCTTTCGCAAGATGTGTTAAGCCAGATGTTCGGCACGTTGTGGCGATTTCGCCTGATGGCTCTTCGGTTACAGGTCTCGTTAACGTTGACGCTACTACAGTTCAAGTTCGACGTTTGTCCCGAATCGTTACTGGTGACGGCGACACCACCCTTTTGACTGCCACTGGCATGAACGTGGCAGGCACAGATTATCTTGAACTTGTTTTCTTCGACCCCACTGGCGTGAACAACGGTATGGATAGCGTTAACGCTGGAACGGGCGAGACGATTGCTGCTGGTCTTGAATTCGCAATGGCTGATAACATTGGTAATGCTGCTGCCCCTTCAGGTGCAGGCGCTATCGTCGGTGCTCAGGCTTGGGAAATGGAAGGATCACAAAATCTTCCTGAAATCGCAATCAAGGTTGACTCAACAGCTATCACTGCTGTAACTCGTAAGTTGAAGGCTTCATGGTCACCAGAGCTTGCTCAGGACTTAAATGCTTATCACAACCTTGATGCAGAAGTTGAATTAACTGGCATTCTTTCAGAGCAGATTGCTTTGGAAATTGACCAGGAGATTCTTGCAGACCTTATTGCAGGCGCTTCAGCGTCTAAGCTCTACTGGTCACGTCGCCCAGGTCTTTTCGTTAACCGACTGACTGGCGCTGACGCAACATCATTGGCTTCACCACCTGACTTTACAGGTTCAGTAAGCGAATGGTACGAGACTCTCGTTGAGACTATCAACGACGTTTCAGCCGACATCCACAGAAAGACTCTTCGTGGTGGTGCTAACTTCTTGGTTTGTGGACCAGAGGTTGCTAACATCCTTGAGTTCACAACTGGTTTTAGAGCTTCAGTCACTCACGACGATGCTGTAGGTTCAGTTGGTGCTGTTCAAATCGGTTCAATCAACAAGAAGTGGGACTTGCACGTAGACCCTTACTTCCCAAGAAATGTTATCCTTGTAGGTCGCAAGGGTGGTTCATTCCTTGAGAGTGGCTATGTTTACGCTCCTTACGTTCCGTTGCAGGTTACTCCTACAATCTTCGACGCTGACGATTTCACGCCTAGAAAGGCAGTGATGACTCGTTACGGCAAGAAGTTAGTAAGACCTGACATGTACGGTCTTGTTATCTGTCGTGACCTTGAGGGTTAATAGGCAGTAACGATTAGAGTTTTTACTCTAACAAATGAGCCCCTTCCGAAAGGTTGGGGCTTTTTTTGTATCTTCTGAACTACTTACTAAAGAAAATGCGGAGGAAGTCCTGAATGGCAACACCCACACTAACACCAGCGCAGACAACAAGCGCAATTGTGCTACCACCTAGCTACGACGTACCAACTTTTAGCAACGTCGCAGGATCAGATTATCAAAATCTAGTAAGTTCTTTTCCGTTTGGAATCTATGCAGATTCTTCAAATTGGTTTGACGCTGATGGAGGAACCACCACATCCCAGGCACAGGTAAACGCTTTCTTGTCAGGTTCAGCGGATCAGGTGGCTTACACTTACCGTAAACTAGGAGGCGATGTTCTTGACATTGAATTAACAAAAGAGCAAGTCTTCGCAGCCTACGAAGAAGCAGTTTTAGAATATTCTTACATTGTAAACATTCATCAAACAAAGAACATCCTATCTAACTCTCTTGGTAACTCAACTGGATCCTTTGATGAAGACGGCATGATTACAGAGCCAAACGATGCAAGTAATCCTGTGATAAATGAAGCAACGCACATGTCTTTAAAATTTCCTAGATTTGACTTTTCTTATGCAAGAAGAGTAACTGAGGGTATTTCAGAGGAAGCTGGAGTCGGCGGTTCTTCAACAGTCTATTCAGCATCTATTCAACTTACAAACGGCGTTCAGGATTATGATTTACAAAACATCATTGGAAACAACACTGCATTTCAAAATCTTCTTGGATTTAATCCTGCTGCATCTGGTCAAGAACCACAAAAGTTTTTGATTAAAAAAGTTTTCTACAAGACACCAAGAGCTATGTGGAGATATTATGGCTACTATAATGGCGTAAACGTTTTGGGTAATCTTTCGACTTATGGTCAATATGCAGACGATTCAACTTATGAAATGGTCCCTGCATGGCAGAACAAAATGCAATCTAAGGCTTTTGAAGATTCTCTCTATGTTCGGTCATCGCATTATTCTTATGAACTGAGAAACAACAAATTGAGAATCTTCCCTGTTCCAGATGCAAACAGTTTAACAAACATTTGGGTTGAGTTTATCTATCCAAAGGATACTTGGGACGATAGAGCAGACGTGACAGAGGGCAAATCTGGTTCAGATGGCGTTAATAATATGAACACTATGCCACTTCAAAACATTCCTTTTAAAAACATCAACTCTATCGGTAAGCAGTGGATTAGAAGGTTTGCTCTTGCATTATCAAAAGAAATGTTAGGTCTTATAAGATCTAAGTTTTCTTCAATCCCAATTCCAGGCAACGACATCTCTATGAACGGCGATGCTTTGGTTTCGGCAGGAAAGGAAGAGCAAGATGCTCTTCGAGAAGAGTTGAAGACAACTTTGGACGAGTTAACTTACACGAAACTACTAGAAGGCGATGCAGAAGCCGTAGAGAACTCAAACAGAGTAATGACACTGGTTCCTTCGCCAATCTTTACGGGTTGATAGGAGAATAGAATGGCAAATGAATGGTCACAACCAGATGCTCCACCACCTCCATTGTTTACGGGCAAGAAGGAGAGAGATCTTGTAAAGCAAGTAAATGACGAGCTTATTGAAAGAGTTATAGGTCAAACTATCGCTTACTATCCAGTAGATGTTATTAATTCAAACTTTCACCCTCTTTACGGTGAAGCCATAAAGAAAACCTACCTTCCTCCAATCAGGGTTCATGCCTTGGTCGAAAAAGGTGAAACAGAGCGAACTTATTCGAATTATGGCATTGACAAGGTAAGCAATATTGTGGTACACTTTCATAAGAGAAGATTAACAGAAGATCAAGACTTGTTTGTCAGAGAAGGAGACTTTGTTCTTTATGATGGTCAATTTTACGAGATTTCAGACATTTCACAGCCAAGATATTTATTTGGTCAAGAAGGGCACAAGTTTGAAATAACTGCAACATGCAGAAAAGCTAGAGAGGGTTCATTTGATGGCAAGTGATGAAACAGAAACAAAAGAAATAGAAATTGCTCACTCTACCTTGGAAGATGTAGATCAGGCAGCTTATAATTGGCTGAATGGTCAACTTGACGTCAAGACAAGAACAAACAAGGGCTTTAGAAAAGTTCCAGTTCAATGGGTTGCAGGAGAAAAGGCTTTTCAATCAAAGAGCAACCCTAGTTTAAGGGATTCATCTGGTGCCCTTATCATGCCCATGATAACGATTGAAAGAACTTCAGTTGTAAAAGACCCAGCAAGAAGCGGAACTGCCTATGGAAACATTCCTAATGTTAATGATAATAAGGGCGGTGCAATCATGGTGGCTCGAACTATCAAGCAAGACAAGACATCCAACTTCGCAAACGCAGCTTCAAGGCAAAGAGTAGGTAAGTTGAACTTCCGCACTAGAAAAAAAGAAAAGGTTGTTTATGAAACGATCACAATCCCTATGCCTGTTTATGTGGAGGCAACTTATAAGATTTCTTTGAGGGCTGAATATCAGCAGCAGATGAACGATATGGCTCAATCCTTTATAACTGAACCAGGAGGTTCAAACTACCTTACAGTCCAGAATAACAAGCATAGCTACGAAGCATTTATTGACGCCGACTTTGCACTAGAAAACACGGTCTCAGACATGCAAGGTGAGAGAAGTTATGAGACCGTTGTTCAGCTAAAAGTTATCGCTGCCTTGATTGGCGATGGTCCTAATCAAGAGACTCCAAAATACGTTAAAAGAGAGAACGCTGTTGACGTAAAAATTTTAAGAGAAGTTTCAATTCTTGACCCGAACTTCGATCCAGATAGACTATCTTAACCCCTTATAGATAAAATAACAATCAAAAAATGAGTTTGGCGCTCTTAACTACTATTTATTAGAGAAAAGAAATGCCCTTATTGGGCTTTATTGAAATTCGTTTTTATTCAAGGAGAAATAAAAAATGTCCGTAAAGAGTTTTAAATTTGTATCCCCTGGCATTTTCGTCAACGAGGTGGATAATTCGCAGTTACCAAGACTGCCAGAAGAAATGGGACCAGTTATTATTGGTCGTGCAGAAAGAGGACCAGCAATGGTTCCAGTTAAGATTGAATCCTTCTCAGAGTTTGTTGAAACATTTGGCGAGCCTATCTCAGGCGCTGAAGCATCTGATGGTTGGAGACAGGGAAACAGAATTGGACCTACTTACGGTGCCTTTGCCGCTCAAGCCTACTTGAGAAACGGATCTCCAATTACTTTCGTCCGTCTCTTGGGTGAAGCTCACCCAGATGCTGCCCTCGACGATAACAAAGCAGGTTGGAAAATGGAAACAGCGCATGGCATTTTTCTAAGCACAGACGGCACCATCAATGACAATGCAAACACACGTTTAGCTGGAATTATCTACACTGATTCTGATCAAGACTTCGGAGCAGGAACTACTCTCGTGCAAGCTAATGTCGATGCAAAGACAGTAAAGGCAAAAATTGCGATTCCAATTAAGGGAACTGGCACTTCTGGAACAGCAGCTACACAAAGATTAGAAATCGGTGCGAACTCTGACCCAGAGCAAGATGACACCAATCATAAAATTATTTTAAAGCAATTGCCTAACGCTACCAACGGTGCAGCAGCAGAGAACTGTCTTGACATTCGTTTTGACAACACATCGTTTACTGATGTCATTCAATCTGCGGGTGTGCCACTGTTAAGGTTGACCATTGGAACTGCTAACGTTACGCCTGGAGCGGCTGGTGGCACAACACTTAATGCAAAGGCTCTCGCAGAAAAGATTGCAGCCTCAGTGAATGCTATTGGGCACGACGTAAACATTACTGCTTCAGCTAAGGCAAACGCCGATGCAACTAAGCATGATGTTTTGTTTGTTTCAGACTTTGTTGGAGATGGTCTCAAGACTGGAGTCGCAGATATCATCAATCAAACTGGTCTCCCTGGTGGCAACTTCACTGTAGGTACGATAACCAACGGCGCAGATTCAGCCGCAGGAGTCGATTCGGAGAAAACTTTTATTGTAGACTTTAACCCTAATTCAAAGAACTACATTAGAAGCACTTTAAACACAAACCCAACGCTTGTGAACCCGAATATTTCTGGAGATCCTTCCAGCACCACCACCCCCGCTGAAAGGTATTTTCTTGGTGCAACGTTTGAACAACACATTTCAGACATGGGCAACATCAACGCCATTGGAGTCAAGAAACTCACTGGTGCATCCGCAGCGTCTTACATTGGCGACGCAGCAGCACCTTCAACTCCTTGGGTCTATTCGCAGTTCTTGGGAGACCCAGAATCTATTGCAACAAGAGGAACTAATCTAGCAACTTCGGATCTTACAAAGTTATTTAAATTTCACTCTCTCTATGCTGGAGAATGGGAACAGCAAAATTTTAAAATCTCTATTGCTGACATTTCAGCACCAACCGATCAATTTAATAGATATGGAAAGTTTAGTGTTGAGGTTAGAAGTGCGAAGGATCATGACTCTGCACCAGTGGTTTATGAGAGATATTCTAATGTTAACCTAGACCCGTCCTCTCCAAGATTTATCGCAGCAGTAATTGGTGATCAAAAAATGGTTTGGAGAGAGTCAGAAAGACGTTATGTTCATGAAGGACAGTATCTAAACCAGTCTAGGTTTATCAGAGTCGAATTAACTCCCGAGGTTGAGGCTGGTTCAGCAAATCCAGAACTTCTCCCTTTTGCCTTCAGGTTGCCTACTCATGAGTTGCCCCTAGCCGCAGGACTCACCGCAGCAGCAACAAATTTGGCACCAAAGATCAGACTTCGAATGACAACCTTGAACGATGTTAAATTACCTTCTTCAAAGTCTGCATATTTTGGTCTTTCCACGGTTAAGGTAGATGATTTGTCTAGACACGACGATTCTTATGTAGACATTGTTAGGAGAATGAGCTATAGTGACGACTTAAGAAGCAGTGAGGATGGAGACCTTTTCTCATTAGATTTGATTAAGCCGAACTTAATTGGTGGCAATGACGGTAACGAGGCTGAATTTGACCTCTCAGCTACAGACGCTATGCGGGCAAGAAC